CGCCCGCACCGAACTCGACCATCGCCTCGGCAGGAGTGAACCCTGCCTGGTACAGGCGACGCCAGTACTCGCTGTCCTGCCGGCGGGCGCCGACCGCGGCGAGTTGCTCATCGACTTCGTGACACCAACGCTGGTAGCTCACCGTCTGCCGGTTCTCGAGCAGCTCTGCACGCGGTTCCATGAACGCGCGGCGTAGACGCTCCTGACGCTCGTCGTTCTCTTCCTCGCGCTGCGCCGGCGGCACGAGCGCTTGCTCTAGCGCCGCACGGTCTTCAGGAGGCAACCGGTGCGTCGGTACCGAAGCGAAGAAATTGTCCTCAGCGAGTACGAGAGCGATCTCGAAATCGATATCGACGTCGGTGCCCTCACCGTGATCACTCGCCACCGTCACTCGAAAGCCGATCTCTCCCTCGAACGGCGCTGCGTTGATCACGAGCGCGGCTTCGTGCTCGGAGAGAAATTCCTTCACGCGGGTCTGGAACTCGAACGAGACCGCTCCCCGGCGCGCCTTCGATTTGATCACGAAGTTCAGACCGCTTTCGAGATCATCCGCGTCGCACTGGTTCTCGCTCGACTTCTCGACGTGAAACTTCCCGTTCTCGACAGTGACCACGATGGTGGCCATGTTATCGACGAGCCACTTGAGCAACCGGTCCTGGAACTTGGGGTCCAGGTCGTACAGCGTGACGTCGTCGGGGTCGGTCTTCTTCGCCATCGGGGAGGCTCTGGGGCTCAGCCGTCTTGGAACATATCGTACTCGTCGAATTCCGTTCGGGCAAGACGGTCAAAACGCACGCATTCCTTGGAAAAGGCGACCTTGTGAATCCCGGTAGGGCCCTGACGCTGCTTGCCGAGGATGATCTCCGCGATCCCCTCGAGCTCCGGATCTTCGTCGTACATCTCCGGCCGGTACACGAACATCACCGTGTCCGCGTCCTGCTCGATCGCTCCTGACTCTCGCAAGTCCGAAAGCTGCGGGCGCTTGTCCGTGCCCTTCCTCGACTCGACGCTGCGGTTCAACTGCGAGAGCGCAATCACTGCAACATCTTCCTGCTTCGCGAGCAGCTTCAGGTGCCGCGACGAATGCGAGACCTCCTGCTCCCGGTTCGTCTGACGACCACCCCGCGGCGGCTCCATGAGCTGGATGTAGTCCACTACGACGACGACGAGCTCTTCGCAGGCGTCGCACGACGCGCGCTTCGCGGCGATGTCGGCCTTCAGCTTCCGGACGCGAGCGCGGATCTCCGCAATGGTGATGCCGCCCGTGTCGTCGATCCAGACAGGAAGCTTCTCGAGATCACCGAGCGTCGTCGCGATCTTGTCCCAATGACTACCGATCTGATTCGGAGTTCGGAACACTTGAAGCGGGATGCGACTCTCCGACGAGAGAATGCGCGTCACGAGCTGCGTGTCCGGCATCTCGAGTGAGAAGACCGCAGCGCCCTTCATCTGCTCGGCGACGTTCACGACGATGTTCATTGCGAACGCCGTCTTGCCGGACCCTGGTCTCCCCGCGACGATGTACAGGTCGCCCTTGTGAAGCCCGCTCGAGGCGGCGTCGATTTCCTTGTACCCCATGGGGACGCCGGTGATGGCGTCCCCGCGCTCGCTCATGAGTTGCAACGCCTTGTACGTCGCCTCGAGCGAGTCTCGGATCGGAATCAAAAATTTCGTCTGCTGCTGGTGCGCGATTTCGCCAATCGCTAGCTCCGTCTCCTCGAGCAGCGCCTGCACCTGGTCGTCGGGAATGGGAGCTGCGCGAATCATCGCGGCGACCACTTCCGTTTTGTTCAACAGCTGCCGAAGACGCCAACGCTCGCGAACGATCTTCGCGTGCTCTTGCACGTGAAGCACGTACGGCGCCTCGACGAGTTGCGCGATGTACGGCGTCCCTCCGACCTGCGCGAGACGCCCGGTCGACTCGAGCTGGCGAGCGACCGTGATGATGTCGACAGCGCGTCCCGATTCTTTGAGTTCGACGATGACGTCGAAGATCCTTCGGTTCGCGTCCGAGTACATCATGTGCGGGCCGCACGTCTCGACGACCTCGTCATAGCGCTCTGGCGCGTTCATGATTGCCGAGATCACCGCCTGCTCGGCGTCGAGATCACAGACCAGCTTCGCGTTGCGAAGTGGAATTACTTCTGCTTCCGCCATCGCCTGTCGTCTCCGTCGATCTCGATGCCGAGTGAGCCACCGAGTAGCCGACTCGCCGCTCGAGGTCCGAGCGTCGCGGTGATCTCGTCGGGTCCCGTATTGGTCGTCATGATGGTCGGAAGCCCATTGCTCCAGCGAGAGTTGGAAATCAAATTCATCTGTTCGCGCACCCAGTCGGTAGTGCGTTGCGCACCAAGGTCATCGAGCACCAAAAGATCCGTCGTGCACGCCTTGTCGATGAGACCACGGTGTGCTGGTTCGTCGTACGAACGGCGCACGAGCTCGAGGAACTCCGGCAGGTACGTGAAGTACGCCGAGCGGAGACGGTGACGACGAAGGAGATCTGCAAGCACGCTCACGGCGAGATGTGTCTTTCCGATTCCGAAGTTCGTTCCGGTGATCAGAAGATTCTTCGACGTCTCTCCGCGCTTGAAGTCAGCCGCGTACTTCTCTCCGCGCTTCTTCGCTTTCCGCTGCAGCTCGTTCGTCGCCTCGAAGTCTGTGAACCTCGAGCCGACAAGTTTCTCTCCGACACCTACCTTGCGAAGTCTCTCGCGCAGAAGATGTTCGGGCCACCGGGCGCACCATTCGAGGCGGAGGCCTTTTTCCAGATCCCAGCACGGCGCTTTGCCGCGATCGGATTCGTACTCGCTCGCGCAGGACCCTCCATGCTCGGGACACTTTGCGCAGAGTTTCAATCTCCGCTGCGCTGTCTCGAGCGCGCCGTCGGTCGTCGTGTTCACAAATTCTTTGAGACTCGTCTTCTTCGGAAACAGCGGAAGGAGTTCTTCACCGTACTCGTCGCTGACAAAAGCGTGCACGTCTCGACCATGCGCATCTCTCTCGATTTGTTCTTCTCGCGCTCGCGCCATCTCTCGCGACCGGGCGATGAAGTCGTGCGCGGCGCTCCCGATTTGCTTCATGCTTCTTTCCCCTCGTCTTCGTCGTCATCGTCAGCGAAGAGCATTCGAGCGATCGGTCCGTCGAAGTTGTTCGATGTGGACGGCACGTACGGCGCCGCTGGCGCGACGACCTTGAGCTTCGGTTGCGTCGCGCGCACTCGAGTCTTCGACATCACCGCGGCGTCGATGAAACTGTTCAGCCGCACGTCCCACCGGCTCGGCGGCGCCGGTCCCCAACCCTTCTGCCGAAGCTCGATCAGCGTCGCGTCGTACTCACTGGGACTTAGTCCCCTCGCGGTCGCGTACAGCTCGTGATCCGCCAATGGCTCGTAGTCCTCGCCGCTCACCGGGGCGTTCAGGATGTCCCCGCGGCGCCTCGGTGGGCTCGGGAGTGAATCCAGGGTCGGGGCGGCTCCCGGGTCAGCTCCAGCCCCAGCCCGCGCGTCCGCGCGCGTCTGGTTCTTGTTCTGCGAAGCAGAAGGTACAGTACGGCTAGGCATAGCTAGGCTAGGAGTAACGGTTTGGCTACGTGGCGTAACGACACCGTTGCGCCGCGTAACGCCTCCGTTACGTTGCGTAACGCCGTCGTCGTCGGAGGAGAGAGCGGGGGCCGTTTCCCCCTCGTTACGTCCCGTATCGATACCGTTACGTTGCGTAACGTCTCCGTGCCGGGCCTGATCCCTCCTTCTGGCCCGATATTCCTTCATTCGATGCTTGTCGCTCTGCTTGGCTTCCTGGGCGTCCAGGAACTTCGGGAGGACCAGAGCGTCGTCCTTAACGATGACGCTGCCCCGTGAGAGGAGTCTTTGGAGGCCGGTTTCCACTATTTCAAGCGGAACCCCAGTGATCGCCGATATTGCGGCGGCGGGGCCTTCCTCGCCAAAGTCGAGTACACCGGCGCGGTCGACTTTGCGCAGGATTTGCATCAAAACCAGCTGTCCTTCCCAGTGGATCAACTTCCATGTCGCGGTGTCGCGGGTGTACAGGCGCACGTAGCGCTCGTCGCTCCAGTCCATGCTGTCGCTCCTTCAACCGTCTGAAAAGACGGGAAACTACGCGACTTTGGACTGAACGGATTCCGTTGTAGGGAGCTGGCTTCGCGCGAAAGCGCGAATGGCTCGCCGGATGACGTTCGTCCGGTCGAGTTTCTCTATCTTCATTAATTGGTCGAGAAGTCCCCAGTCTTCCGCGTCGAGACGGAGCTTGAGAACCTCCCACTTGTCGTTCGGCTTGATGTCTTGCATCGGGACTGAGGTATGTACCGGAGTCTTTCCAGGTAGGTCAAGCCACGATGACACGCTGGGACGATATTGTGTCCCACATTGCCTCACCTCACTTCTCCCAGGGCAACTTCACTTTGGCCGCGGCCGCGCGCTGCCGCGACTGCTTCTCGGGGTCCATCTGGGAGAAGAGGTTGGTGCTCGGCGCCGTGACGACTTCGAGGCGCTCGGCGGTGGCAAGGATCCATTGCGTCTGCCGCGGCGTGAGCGTCCGCCAGTTCAACATGTCCTCGAAGGCCTCGCGCTCGTTCTCGCTCAGTCGCTCCTGGTGCTCGGTGAGTAAAGTGACGAGCAGCGCGTGCAGATCGACGGGCGTCTTCTTCTCGAACTCCGGGTAGCTCAACTTGCTCGCCTCTTCTTCATTCCGCACTGCGCGGGGTCTCCGTGGATGTTGCCGGTGACGAGGTTGCCCCCGTTCGGTTGCCCCGCGGGGATGATCTGCTGACAGCGACAACAGGGAAGATCGAATCGCGACGTGATGATGTTGCCGTACGTGCTCGGGTGGCTTCCGTCGTCCGCGAAGCGCCGCTGAGGAAACCGTCCATGCCCCGCGAAGTCCTTCGCCGGATCTCGCGTGCGCTCCTTCTTCTCCATCTCGGGAGCGAGCCGGATCTCGAACGCTGGCTTCAGCGCCGACTGCGGAACGTGGAAGCTCGGCATGAGCGAGTTGTCCGTGTTCCAGTACTCGGGCTTCTTCGCGTCGGCTCCGAGGAGCCAGCCGGCGATGGCGAAAGTAGGACTGTCGCGATCGATGACGAGCACGAATACATGATCGTCCGCGTCGTTCTCTTCGACGACAAGGTTACCGAGAACGAAGCTCGTCGTCTTCACCTCGAGCCCGGTCACTTCGCGATCGAATCCCTTCCACACCTTCCATTTCGAGAGCCCCTCGAACTCACCGTCCCATTTTCGATTGAACGCGATGGAGACAGCGTGCTCGGCGCAGGCGTTCTTCACGTCGAGTTCGACGGCATAGATGGCCGAGCCCCGAGCTCGGTGGCGGCCCTTGCCGATCTGAGTCGCGAAGGCAACCTGGTCCGGCTTCAGCGTTCCCGTCATCCGTCTCGCCATTTATTCGATGACCTCGTTCGTTCGCGGATCTCGGGTAACGATTCGCCGCTCGGGCTCTGGTTCGACGAGCACGGGCACCGGAGGCGGAGGCTTACGCGGCGGCGTCACCAAACGCGGCCCCGTGGCGTCCGCGTAGCGGCGGCGTTTCTGAACGAAGGGAGCTTTCGTGGCCGCCATCTGTAGCCACCCGAAGGTGCGTCCTCCTGCGGGGCCGGTCAAGGAAACGCGGCCGAAAAAAGGAAGACGTTTGACAACGGTGGCTAGCTTGGCTAGCAAGGCTATCTAGAGCAGGCCGTCGGTTCCCCTCCATCCCCCCATGGCCGTCCGCCGGCCTGCTCGACTTCTTTTCAGAAAGGCACCCGGAGATGCTCGACAAGGACCAGTGTAAAAAAATCCAGAGTATCCTGCGGCTCCTGCAGCTCGACCAGGATGAAGATATCTGGGAGCGCGCGGCCAGGGAGTTCGACTCCGCCTCCTGGCGGTTGCCGCCTCAGGTCTACAACGGCGCGAGTGAGCTGCGAGAGAGGCACCGGCGTCTGAAGGACAGCCAGAGGGCGCTGGAACACGTGCTCCAGCAAGGCGGCCAACACAAAGCGGAGATCCGAGAGTTTCGTACTCGCCTGATGGTGGACCTCGAGAACTTTCTTTTGAGCGACGGTGGGGGTGAGTGATGGACGTCACGAAGTTCGAGCTTCCTCTGGGTACGCAGATCAAGGTCTGCGAAGAGAGCGCGGTTCAGTACCAGCGAGGGTGGGGGCTCATCGCCATCGTTCCTTGGCAGGGGCGAGTGAAGAGCGATGAGGAGCAAAGGGATGAGCGGGGTAACTATCTTCGGAATGTGGCGGTGTGGCGCGACGTGGAGTCCGTCCGCTACGTCCTCACCCAGGATCCGAACGAAGCGATCGAGCAGGCGATGAGAGAGCAGGAGCGCGCCGAGAGCGCTCGGTCCGAAGCCGAAGCATCCTTGGGGGCTCTGCGGCTCGAGTCCGAGCGAACGAACAAGAAACTTCTCCTTGCGGAGGCCGCGCTGAAGAACACTGAGACCGAGTTTCGAGCCATGGAGCGCAAGCATGAGCTCGCGCTGATGAGCAAGCGCGCCATGGAGAACGACATTGCAAAACTTCGCAGCGAGCTAGGGGACAAGCGCATGCGAGAGATCTTGGAAGGTAAATGAAGACGAACCTGCGAAGCCAGATCGAGGCCTTTCGAGTGGCGAGCGGAGTCCCGGCGTTCAGGGAAGAAGTTGGTAGTCGGTCGCTGCCGTCGCTCTCGCGCATCCGACTGGCCGCGTCTCTTTGCATCGAGGAGCCGATCGAGACGCTGGAGGGGTTCGGGGCGGATCCGAAGATCATCGCGCGCATGAAGGCGCTCGCTGCAGAGGCGGTGGCCAGCATCTCGCGTGAGCGTTGCGATATTGTGGAGGTCGCGGACGGCCTCGGTGATAGCGACTACGTGAACGAGTGGGCTCGGTGCGAGTTCGGTCTCGACGGCGAACCTATTGCTGACGAGATCCAGCGGGCCAACCTGGCGAAGTTCGGTCCAGGCAGTAGCTTCAGCGCGACGGGAAAGGTTCAGAAGCCTCCTGGCTGGACGCCGCCGGATATCGGAGCGGTGCTCCGCGCGCAGCGGTGGAACGTCCGGTGATGAACGGCTGGATGGTGATGATGGGTCTCATGTTCGTCGGCTGCACCGTCTCGATGTCCATCGAGAAGGCCGGCCACGAGGTAGCGAACAGGCCGTCCTGCGTCTGCGCGCCGGAGCACAAGTGAGCTACGGGGAGAAAATGATTCTGACCGGCATGGTGATCGGCGCGGTCGTCGTCGTCATGCTCGCCGGCCCGAGCTGGTGGGCTCGGGGGACGCAGATCGTGGAGCTCCGTCGCCGTCTTGGGGAGTACCGGAGGGACTGGAAGAAGCCATGAATCCCGGCTCTCCGCTCAGGGTCTCGGTCCGCCCGGATTTCGACATGATCGAAGTCACGACGGACGGTCCCGCGCGGACGAAAGACGGCCGTCCTTGGACGCGCTGGGCGAAGTACGGTTCGTACGCGGGGTGGCACGCGGTCGGGGCGCGGAAGCCGAAGCTGTCCGGGCAACCGAAGTTCTGGGAGGCGGTCTTCTCGGTCGCGTGCGCCGTCGCGGGAGGGAATCTCGATCAGGTGCATTGTTGCGGTCGAGGGATTTTGGCGCTCGGTGGCCTTGGTGTTACGGCTCGGAGCGGCTACGCGCAGCTTTTGCTCCACTGCTGCCTCATCAATAACCCCGTGCGCTATGTCGAGGTGATGGCGCCGGTGCTTAGGCAGACGGGGGCGTACACGAAGGCGAACGAGAAAAGCCCGAGCGGAGTTGCTTTCTACGATTGGCTTCGCGACGTCGTCCTCTCCGAGAAGGACTTGAGGATGCTGGTGTGCGCTGGCTCCGATGGGGTCAAGTGGCGCCCCGACCAGAAGGATCTCGCTCAACTCTGGGTATCGTGCTGCTCGGAGCTGCTTCGTGACGAAGCGATGGATACGGCTCAGCAGTCGTTCGCCGAGGAAGTCATGCCGGCGCTCCTCACGGAGGACACCAAGGTCGCGCTCAAATGGCCCCAGCAGGGACCGAGGGACTTCTGGCAGTACACACCGGAGCAACAGCTCCTCTGGGGTCTCGCTTGCATTCTCGCGCTTGCCGATGAGGAGGAGACCGAGAGACTGATGCTCGGAGCGCGGGAAATGTCCGATGCGCGAGAGGACTTCTCAGCGGAGGGGATGTTGGGGCAGCTCAGCGTAAAGTTGATGGTCGGAAACTTTGAGCAGTTGTTTCGTGACCGGTTCCATGCGGCCAACACGCTGCTGCAAAAGTTGATGGGCATGGCGCCGCACCGAAACTTGGGGAGCGTCCCGTGAGATGGTCATCCGGGTCTGCCGCAACATCGAGCCTGCAGGGCCGCCCCAGCGGTTCGAGATCCCAGCTCACCGTGAGCTCCGTCGGCACCGCGAAAGAACACCAATGAACCAAGAAAAACTGAAAGCTGCGCTCGATGCCGTGGTGGATCTGATTCAGGACGAACTCGTCAGCGACGACCGGCAGAGATTCAACCGGATCGGGCGTCTGACGGCGCTCTGTCAGCGGCTCCAGAAGGAGGGCATAACTCGGGTGAAGGACTTCATGGGGGCCGGTCTCAGGAATGGAATGGGCGGCTTTGCCGGCGCCCAGATGGATGCCATGGATCTCTACGAAAATGGCGTAGGCGAGCAGTTCCCCCCGAACGATACCCAGCAGATGACGCGGGAGCTGCTCACGCTGGTCGGTCCTGCGATGGCGTCGCTGAACGATCAGAACGCGGCCAAGGCCCGCGAGTCCGAAGCCCGTGAGCTTCATGAGCTGATTCAGATTCGCGACAGGATGCTCCTGCTTCCGGGTGCCGACCCGGCCCACGTGCCGGGAATCAACAAGCGAATCGACGACCTTTTGTCCGCGATGTGCAAAGGAGAACAAGTAGATGCAGCAGTTCACATGGTTCCTGCCCTCGATGTACGGGGACATCAAGCTCAACCGGGTGACCTCGGAGGTGACGAAGGTCACGCTGACCGGGCTGTCCCCGACGGAGAAGATGGCCGTGAAGGCGCTCTTCCAGAAGGCGGTGAAACCGGGGTGGCAGCAGAAGGTGTGGGCGACGGAGGCGATGCTCGAGGAAGTGGACCTCGGCTCCCTCCGGGAGCAGACGGTGGACCTGAACGCTTCGATGTCGAAAGTGCAGGACTTCCTCCAGAAGCAACTGAAGCCGCACCGAAAGCAGATCTCGGCGGTGAGGTTCACGAACGGGAAGCTGGAGGAGCTGAGCGAAGCGACTCTCCAGGTGATCGACTCCTTGCCAGCCGCTCCGGCCACTTCGCCGCCGGCGACCTCATCCGCCGCGAAGGATGGTGAGGAGGAAGCGGCTAAGCCTAATCCCAAACCGAAACCGGTCCCCGTCGTCGCCGTCACCGTGGCGCAACCGGTGCTCGGGTGCCCGGCACCGGAGTTCGACGAGGTCGACCTCCGCGCAAACCGAGTGCTCTCGGCGTTCCTTGATCCCGACCAGGTGGAGGACTTCAACCGGTACCAGCAGTTCGTGGCGACCGGCGCCGACACGGGGCACCGGTACCTACTGAGCTCCCGCTCCTGCAAGCGGGCGCTCTCGAAGCACTCCTCGTTCCGGTCACTCTTCGATCTCGACAAGGAGCGGGCGCTTTGCGTGCACGACTGGGAAGTGCCCGCGGGCGAGGAGCTCCTCGGGCTCCTGGTGCACATCTCGCTTCCGGGGCTCGAGCAGTATGTGCGCGGGATGCCAGCGATGGGCGACAACGAATGAGCCTCGAGCCGCAGCGGCGGTACCGGGTGATGTTCCAGGCTCCGGCCACTACGGTCACCTACGTGGTGGAAGAAGTCGAGGCCACCCCATGCGTGCAGAACGGAGTGACGGGCTGGACGGTGAAGCACCCGGCACATGTCCACCCGGCTGAGGAATTCGTCCCCGCGGACCGCCTCTATGACGACTTCGATGCCGCGGACCTGAGACGGTTCCGTCTGCAGCAGCCGATGGACGCTTACCTGGCGAAGAAGAAGAGGAATGCAAAATGAACACCGGGATGCGGAACCAGTGAAATCAATTCTTGCAGAGCTGGGTCTGATGACCGTGGGCACCGAGCAGGCCTGGGCCGTCACGTCGCCCGACAACGTGTACCGATACGTCCTCGGGAGAATGTGGGACGACTACTTTTTCGATGGCGACTGGAAAGACGGTCCTGTTCCGCCGCGTCCGCTCTGGGTCTTCGGGATGATCAACCCGTCGACAGCGCGCGGGGTCAAACCGGACGGAACGCCCGACAACGATCCCACAGTGCGCAAATGCCATGGGTTCTCCCGCCGCGGAGGCGCTGGCGGATTCCTCGTCGTCAACATGCTCGCGTATTCTGCGGCGGATCCTGACGACGTGGTCAAGGCACACCGTGCGGGCGTGGACGTGCGCGGCCCGCACAACGAGGCAGCTCTGCGTTGGGCTCTCTCGCGTCCGTCGCTTCTAGGGCGCCATGTCGCCGCATGGGGCCGAATCCCTCCGAAGCTACGCAGTGTGACCCAGTACGGGATCAATCAATTCAACTGCAGCAAACCGGACTGCTTCGGGCTGACCAAGGAGGGGTTTCCGAAGCACCCTCTGATGCTCGGGTACGGCACACCAATCGTGAGGCTGAGCGAACTATGATCGAAACGAAACCATGGCCAGAGAATAGTCCGGAGCTACAGAATGCTCCGCCGGACGCCGTGACCGTCGAATTCACTCAGGAAGAGGCTCTTGCCGCGTTGGCTGCGTATGCAGGAAATGTTCGTGGCGAGAATTTCCCTGCGACTGCGTTCGTTCAATACAGATCCGAACCAGGTAAAACGACCATCAGGCTCACGTACTGGCGGCGTAACGACGAGGAGTCACAACAATGAGCGCCATCGACATGGGAATCACGGCTCCGTGCCCGTTCTGCGGCTGCCGGGACGCACCGGATATAGACGAGCACCCGGGCGGCGACGTGTACGCCGAGTGCCAAGATTGCGGCGCCCAGGGTCCCCCGACTCGGGTCGGCTGCCGAGACGACGAAGAGGAGGACATCACAACAGAGCAGTTGGAGCGGGAGGCTCTCGAGCTCTGGAACGACCGCGGTAAAGACGAGAGCATCACGGTCGAACAGGTTCTAGATCTCGCTCCCGCGCTCGAGGCCTCTCTCGCGGAGCTCGAGGCCAGAGAACCTGCCGTCCGAGCGGCGCGCGAGCGTCTTGATGCGGCCGTAACGAGCCTCGATGAAAGCCGCGCGAAGCGTCTGAAGTCGAACCTCTCCCTCCTCGAGAAACGGAAACGACCAGAATGAATGATCTCGACGAGCTATTCAACACGTTGAAGCCTCCGATGCCGACCCAGCCGAAGAGCTGGATTCATGCGATCCCTCACGAATGGCTCGCTCTCGAGGAGCATGAAGGGAACTGCGATGGCCTTCCCTCTCGGCTGACGCCGAAGACGGGCTGCCCGAAATGCGGCGCGGCTTGGCTTTCCATCGAGCAGGTGGCTTTTGGTAGCACGTGTCACCGTGGAAGACTTCTGGAGGCTCGATTCGAGGTGCTACAGATCGGCGGCATCGAGGCGCCGATGGCGGTAAGACTTATCTGCGGCGGGGACCACTTAGTGGAGTTCGACGGGCAGCTGCTTACGGTGGTTGAGCTCTCGCCGAACTGGGGAATGTTGACCGTGGGGATGGGCGTAGCCGCTATGGCGCTCTACGGAAGAGCGTTTGCTGCAGGGAAGGCCCAATGAAGCTCACCGAAACTCAGAAGGCGCTTCGCATTGCGAAGACGGAAATCGCGCACCTTCACCGCGCGCTCGAGGACGTGGCAGAAAGCAAGGACGACGACGCGGATGATTTGCGCCGGGAGGCGCTCTACGCCCTCTCGCAGCACTGCCCACGCTTCGAGCAGGAAGCCGAAGAGCTCCGGGCGGGAATCGAGAAGCTCATCGAAGAAGACGGAGAGCTTGTGCGAGAGCTCGTCGCGTTCGACGCTGACGAACTCGCGGTGAAGGCGAGCTCCCTGCGAGAACTTCTTGATCGCGTGGACGCGCGCGATTCGTTGGCGTTCGTGGAGAAGAGAAAGAAGAAGGCGAGAAAATGAAGTCTGGAGCCCTAGACGCTATCCTCGGTGAGGTGAGAGTTTGCGATATGGATTTCTTTAGTCCGAGCGCTGTCGAGCATTGGATTAAGAAAGCGTTCGAGGCCGGCAAGCAGGTCGCGTTCTCGGCGGCGCTCCACGAGTGCAATGAGGAGGCTAATAGGTACGCTATCTCCACGCAGCAGTACGGTGCCGTGCTGCAGGCGGCGGAAGCAGTAGAAGCGCGGCGGAAGAAAGAGACAGCAGAGTGAAAGTGCTCACACCCACTGAGTATTGTCTCCTGAGCACCAAGGGGTGGAACCTGCCCGAGGAAGATACGACTCCGGACGAGCTGCGGCAGCTCGGGTATTTTACGACGCAGCAGAACCCGCACGGAACGGGACGATTCTTCTATCTCACGCCTGCGGGCGAGCGTGCCCTCCGTTGCTATGAAGCCTTCCTGGGGATCTGCACGTGACGCACATCGACGACTGGGTCTACAACCACCACAATCCTTCCTACCCGCGGTGGATGTTCCTCCACTTCCGGCTCCCGTCGGTCATGAAGCCCCTCGCTCGGGAGTTCATCCCGTCGAAGCTCTTCTGCCGGTACAAAGAGAAGACCTACCGGGTCACTGGCGCCGGCCGAATGGGAGAGGTCTGGCTGACCGAGGACTACGAGGAGGACACGAAGTACGAGCAAACCGCCGACGTGGACGAGTGCTCCGACTGGAGTGATCATGTCTGAGGTGTGCAGGCATCCGGTGGCTGCAGTCGCTAAGGGCCCGCGTTGTCCCACCCGGTGGGGCTCTTGGCCGACGGAAGTCTGTGGGCTCTGCGGGTACTACCGGTTGGATCTTCCGTTCCTGATGCCGCGCCCACAATGGGAGAAAGGACCGGTCCCGAAGTATGAGGACTATGACGAGTAACGCCGAAGCGAAAGCCTGGCTCGTGGAAGATCCGAGCGACGACGAAAACCGAATGGTCATCGTCCACGGGGCGACTCGTGGCGCGGCGAAGAAGATCGGAGTCGCTGAGTTGTGTGAGTTCGGATATCCGGAATGGACATCGGTTCGGGTGGTTAGGGCTCCGAGCTTCGACGGGATCTACGGTGACGAACTCACCCGCGCGCAGCTGGCCGCCGGCTGGTACCACGGATGCTACACGTGTCGCGAGCACGTGCGGTCGGAAGAAGTGCCCGGCGAGGTGTACGACGAGGGGCACCTGTCGGCGCCGTACGTCCTCCGTGACGGGACGGTCTACTGCTCCGCGAAGTGCTGCATCAAGGAACTCCGGCGGCAGCGCCAGGTGCGCGTCGAGAAATGGGAAGCCATCGAAATGGCGACCCGGGTATGGCCCAACATTCCGATCATCGACTGCTACAAGAACTCGCACGGGTACGTCGCTCAGCTTCAGCGTCCGGAAAACGACTACCCGACGACCGAGTGGGCGTCGCTGGAGCCGCCATGAGAAAGAAGAGAGAGAAGGCGGTGTTTAGGGAGCGGAAGCACGGCTGGATCCGCTTCACCGAAGGGGTGAGCCCCATCGACGGGAGGCCTGACGGCTGGTCCATGCCGGATCCCGAGTACGGTCCGCTTCACGAGGCGGCGCACACGGCCAGGTACTCCTTGGCGAGACTGACGCAGAGCCAGGCCTACATTCTTTGTTCGGCTATCGAGACGTACCACCACCTGATGACGCACCCGAGCGGCACCGGGTATGCGATACACCAGCTCCGAGCGATGCGTCGCGCACTCTCGGAGCTGGATACGACTCCAGAAAAGAAGGCTGAATGACCTCAGAGTCTCGGCCAGTGCTTCGCGATGCTGTCGACAACAAGTTTTTCGGCAGACTCGCGCGATATCGCAGAGAGCCCGGAGTTGTGCAGGAGGTCGATCGCGCACAGCTGGCAGGCGCCGAGTGTCATCGTGGCCGTCGGTGCGTATACCGGCGCGGGTGGAGGAGGGACCGGAAGGTTTCCACCCAGAGCATTGAACGCCGCGATGAGGTCTCCCCACGCGAGGCCGTTGGGCGCCTTGCTCTGGCCTTTGGCGAGCTGGTCGGGCGTGATGATGGCGTAGAGCTCCCCGCCGCCGCTCGGCGCCGCGTAGGCGGCGATGGCATCGTAGGTAATGACGCCCTTCATGCCCCACGAGTCGATCTGCACTCCGCTCGGGCCGTACCCCGTGCCGACGAAGCAGTGGCCATTGTTGGGGTTCGAGTTCCCGTGCACGCCCCACACGAAGCCTGGGCCCGAAGGAAACGGAGTGATCCAGGCGTCAGGGAGTCCCACGCCGAAGAAGAGATTCTCGAAGAGGTAGCAGGCTGCCTGGATGTCCGATTTGCTCGAGGCGTTGATGGAAATCGTTCCAAGGATCTTCGATCCGTTCGCAAGCCCGTGCTTCTTCCAGTAGTCGAACGCGGTCTCTTCGTTGCAGCCGTTGTCGGTCGACGGCTTCCCGGGTACGTATCCGCCGATGGCGGAGTAGTCGGCGATGATCTGGGCCCTGCTAGCGTGGAATGGGACACCGGTGGCGTTGCCTGTCTCGACTGCCAGGACGTGGTAGCCGCCCGCGATCACGCAATCTCCGAGGCTGTCGTTGCCGTAGATGTCCGCAAGGGCTGCGGCGGCCTTCGGAGCGTAGTCGGCCGAAGGCGGAGCGGGCGGAAGCATCGCGTGGGAGATGAAGTCGGAGAGGTGAAGGCGCTGCCGTCCAGGAGGCCGCGGCAGACGACCGAGCTTTACGGAACGACCGAGGTGAGGCGTGTGGACTTCTTTGAGGGCCATGGGCGGATGATATCATGAGCCCCGAGGAGAGGCGTCAGCAGCGAAAGAACACCGACGCCGCGAAGCGATGCGAGCGCTGCAAGCTCCATAGCCCGCGTAGTGCGGCTCACAAGTGCCCGCACGGGAACCAGTGCCGGCATCGGTCGGACTGGAAGAGCCCGGAGTGTGACGAGTGTTGCCATCCCCTCCGCCGTCACGTCCCGAAGTACCACCAGAAATACTTTGCAAAGGACTTTGGATGAAAAAACCGAAATCGATCTACGAGAAGTGGTTCAAGGAACAACGGGGGTCGGTTTAGATGAGCAGCACCGGCCGCGGCACCGAGCGAGAGGAGGACGAGCAGTACTTCACGAGGTACCCGGTAGCCCTCGGGATCTGCGAGGCCCTGCACGGGTATGGAATCGCGGCTGCGGGGAAGATCCTAGAACCTTCGGCGGGCACCGGCGCCTTCGTCAGCGCCGCGGCGGAGGTGTGGCGTCCGGAGACCATCGTATATAACGACATCAACACCGACCTGATGTTGAGGGATCATCTGCTTCGTGCGGGAAGCCACGCCCAGTTCACGATCGCTCAGCAATCCGACTTCCTGCTCATGCCTTCGACGGGCGACTACGATCTCGTCGTAGGAAATCCGCCGTACTCGGAAGCGGAGAAGCACATCCGAAAAGCGCTCACCATGATCCACGAGGATGGATTCGTGGCGTTCTTGCTGCGCGTGAACTTCCTAGCGGGTATCGAGCGCACGGCTGGGCTTTGGGCTGAGCATCCCCACGAATTCATGGGGGTGCTCGACAAGCGCCCGAAATTCGTGGACGGATACCGCATCAACAAGAAAGGGAAGCGGGTCAAGAAGGGAACAGACTCGTGCGAGTACGCAGTCTTTGTCTGGAGAAAGGAGCGTCCGGAGTACGAACCGGTGACGCGCTGGATCCAGTGGTCGAAATATGAGAAGCGATTCAAGAACACGGTAGCGCGCATCGAAGTGACCGCGAAAGTGGACACACCACCGAAACTCGTGGCAGGTTCACGGGCTCGAAGGAGCTGACACATGAAGCGATTGACGATTCTCCTACTTACTCTCGCCGCGCTGTTCGGAGCGGTCGGAGCTGACGCTGATACATCAGGGCTCTCGCGCTGGCTCTACGCCATCGCGGAGAAGATGCCGCATTCAGCGGCTCCCGGTGAAACTCGGGAGCAGTACCTCGAACGACTCAACGGCATGACCAAGTCCGTAGCAAGGGCAATGAAACCTTACGCGAACGGGCAGGGTTGGACGACGACAGAGCTCGCTCTTGCCGAGCTCGAGCTCTGGAATGCCGAGACGCTCTTCGATCAGAGGATCCATGCTGGCCTTGAGCATCCCAAGTGGACGCAGGACAGCGGTCGGGCGAAGTGCATGGGTCAGATCCATGTCTCGCTCCTCGTGCCCCAGGACCAATGGGAGAAGCTCGTGGGCACGGACGAGGGCGCGACTCAGATGTGCGCGGATGCGACGGCCCGGGTGCTCGTCGCGCAGGCGCGAAACTGCGGCGTGTGGGCGGGACAGCGTGCGGACCGGAACAAGGTTGCGAAAGTGTTCGCCGCATACGCGAGCGGCGGCGCCTGCGTGCCGCAGGAGCGGGACTACGCGCGAGCCGACAAGTGGAACTCGTTCATCGCGCGTCGTCCTGATAGAAGCCCCATTCGTGGCTTCCGACGCGCGGGTCCTGGGGAGCTCACGCCGGAGGCGGTAGAGGAGGCGCGCCGGATGGCGGCGGACCTCGGCAAGGAACCGAGCGTGCACGTTGGGAGCACGTCGCTCGAGTTCGGCTCTGGCGCCGCAAAGTACCAGCTCCTGGTGGAGAAGCACGCTGACAACAAGGTCGGCGTCAGTGTCTTCCTGAAGGAAGCTCACGCGGGGCGATAGAGCGTCGAGCCCTGGTGCCACCCGACGGGGTGCATCCCGGAGTCCGGCTCGTGGCAGTGCCACATGCGCAAGATCCCGAGGAGGCCCCCGTCAGCGTCGGTGAAGGTCGTCCACGTTCCCCAAGGGAGGGATAACGCGTGGACGGCCGCGGAGGTGGCAACCGAGCTCACGGATCCGGAGTACTGCCTCCATCCGGGAGGCGGCGACGGTTGACCGCTCGGAGGCGAACCCTTGCAGATCCCTTCCGGTGGTTCCTCATCGGTGGGTTCCTGGCGGCGCAACGAGGCGAGCCAATAGATCCCTAGAAGTCCGGAGGCCACCAACGCACCGCCAATGACGATAAGAGGAGAGCGGGCCATCTGGACGAGAGAATACCGAGCCCGTAGGCTTCGGGGAAGGACAACGAGTGACTGACTACCTCAGTAACGCTTTCGCAGAGCTCAAGACGAAGAGTCTTCGGGACATCCAGATGGAGACGGCGCGGATCTGGTGCGCCCGCGCCTGCGCCGCGGCCCAGATGGGAATGCTTGTCGATGCCGTGGAGTACGCTCACGAATCGGTAGAGCATGCGGCGCTGAGCGGGGACGATGTTCTGCTCGCGCACGTGAGAGAGACGCTGGCTGCATTTCAGGTGCCGGTTTGAACCCTGAGAAGGAGGCCCAACGCCATCCCCGTTGCTGCATCTCGTGGCACGAGCCCGGCGTCTATTTCTCCGCGCCCGATGCTTACGGCTGCCTTCAGTGTGACAGCTGGCTCGAGGAGAAGTGCCCTGATGGCGAGCATTGCGTCTTCTGTATGTCGCGTCCGGAGCGCCCGTCGGACATCGTATCGCCGTGACGTTCCTCTACTGGTACGTGCCCTGCGCGGTCCTCACATGGATGGCCCTCGTCGCAGATCGTCCGAGACGCCTCTCGCCCCGCGCCTTCCCTTCTGCTCTTCGGCTAGCCGTCGAGCACTACGGATGGGCTCGCGTCGCACTCTGGGGGGTCCTTTGTCTCGTCGCCTGGTGGGTGGTGCTCATTGCATGGTCGACGACCTTTCTTCACCCGCGGCCGTAAAAGCGCCCGATCATTCTCGGGCTTGCTCGTTCCCCGGGACCAGGAGTACCCTGCGGATATGTCCGTCGGAGGATTTGTCAAATGAGTAGGTATGGTTCCGTAACAATCGCCAGCCAGTCGCTCTCGCTCATCACGCGAGTGCTCCAGAACTCCGACCCTGTAGCCCTGGCGGCGGCCGTGAACGCGGCGATCACTGCGATCTACGCGCTCGGTACGAGCTACCGCGTCATCGATATCGCGCTTTCGGGAGCCGGCGATGGCAACTCCTTCATCGTCGTGGTCGAAGCCGGCCGCACGGCAGACCTCGTGGATGGCGGCTTCGTCGCAGCTCCCCAGGTCACTTGCTACCTCGCTTCGGAAGCGGAGGCTCTCGCCATTGCTCGCGCCCAGGCGCAGCCGGCGAGCGGTGTCGTCTCCGACTCTCAGATAGTGGGCTCTTCGAAGGGCACGCAGTTCATGGGGATGCTCGTCCGAGGTACTCCCTCGGTCGGAACGGTTGGACCGACGGGACCGACGGGACCCACTGGTCCGCTTGGTACGGGTCCGACGGGCCCGACGGGCGTCACGGGCGCGACTGGCCGCACGGGCAGCACCGGTCCGACCGGTCCGTGATCTGAACGAGACCCTGTAGCCGTGCCTGCTCGGCGGGCACTAGAAGAGCGCTGAGCATGAGCAGGTATGGTTCCGTTACGATCTCGGGTCCTTCGTCCCGCATTTCTCGCATCGTCGAGAACTCGGATCCGGGTGCGCTCCAGAGTCTGATCAACGCCGCCATCGCCGGCCTTCCGGGCGGGTACGTGGTCGTTGGGATCACTCTGGCGGGCGCCGGACAGGGTCCGACGTTCACGGTGACGGTCGAGGCAGGCGCGGCAGCCGACGTGTCGGGAGGGTTTCTCTCTCCGCCGTCGGTGACCTGTTTCATCGGCTCTGACGCGGAAGCTCTGCAGGCGCAGCGCGCGGCAGCGGGGCCAGCGAGTGGAGACTTCGCGGACTCGCTGTTCGCTGGTGCCAGTAACGGCACGCGCTTCATGGCGCTCGTAGTGAAAGGCTCGCTCGCGCCTTCGGGCGGCGGTGGCACGGGCACGACGGGCGGCACGGGCGGCACGGGACCGACGGGCGCGACCGGGGCGCCGGGTACAGCGTCGAACACTGGGGCGACGGGTCCCACGGGAGCTGCAAGCACCGGCTCGACCGGATCGACGGGCCCCACCGGAACGCCGGGCGCGGCTTCGAACACTGGGGCGACGGGTCCCACGGGCGCGGCCCCGACGGGCGCAACGGGACAGACTGGAGCACCGGGGGCTGCGTCCAATACGGGCGCCACGGGGCCGAGCGGTACGACCGGACCCACGGGAGTCGCTGGTGTCGCATCGAACACAGGCGCAACGGGCAGCACCGGAGCGACCGGAGCCGCGGGCGCGACCGGCGCGACGGGACGGACCGGCAGTACCGGACCGACCGGTTCGGTTGGAACTGGACCTACCGGAGCGACTGGTGCGACTGGCGTGACGGGACGGACCGGCAGCACGGGCCCCACGGGCACTGCTGGAACGGCCGGAGCGACCGGAGCGACCGGCGCCGCGAGCACGGGCTCGACGGGTCGCACGGGTCCGACAGGAAGCGCTGGTGCCGGCGCCACGGGCGCGACGGGTCCGACGGGATCTCAAGCAACGGAGACGTCCGACTACATTCCGATCCCCGAGCAGGGTATCGCTACTCAGGCCGCGCGAGTGGTGGGTCTCACGTTCGATGGCGCCTCCTTCATTGCTCGTCGCCCGATCAACGTCACCGAGATCCAGTACTTCATCTCCGTTGCTATAGGCGTCGATTACAAGATCGCCATCTACCAGGCCCCCGGAGGAAAATCTGGCGTCGCGAACCTCATCGCTCAGGTGGCGGTCACGGGGCTGACCCTCTCCGGAGCGGCACGGACTGATGTGTGCGCCGCGGTACTCGAGGAAGGGCTCTATTACCTGCTCTTCGGACGAACGAACGGTGGAACCCTGCAGATCGACGTCTATACGCCGATCTCCGTTCCGACTCTCAACGCCGCGGGCACGGTCAGTAGCACGAACCATCCGACGATGTTCACGACTGCGATCACGGCTTCAGCCAGCACACCTACGACATTCGATCCTACGGTGGCCGGCTCGGCTGTTGCCGATGCGGCCTCTGGCCATGCTCTCGTTCATCGGCTTATGAGCTAGCGCTTCTTCGCGCACCTGCGGCAGACCACGACCCATATCGGTCCCATGGGGTCCTCCGGTCCGAGGAACCGCCAGAGGGCCCCGCGTCTACCGCAGTTCCCCCAGTCGCATCCGCTCTCGAGCGCGAGCCCATGGGGAGGATGCATCTCCGAGAGCGTGCCGTGCGGCGGGTAGGGAGCCAGAGGCCGGATGGGAATGACGCGCGCGACCATTCACTTGGTGCGCGCCAAACGCATCTCTTCTTCCAAGATCGCCTGTGCCGCACTCAAAGCCGCGTGGCGCTCGAAACCCCGCTCTGGGATCTCTCGAAGAATAGCGGCGAGGCGCTGGGCGCGATCTGGGACGAGCGCCTTGATTCCAATTTCCTTGCGCAGCTCAACGAGGGCGTTCTCCAGCGAGTCCCCGTATCCGTGGTCATTGCCGACCTGGACCCGCCAGGTGGTCTCGGACCAGCTCTGGTTGGGCCTATCGTCATGGCGTTCTCCCGTCCTGAACTCCAGCCGCACCTCCGTCAACGACTCGTCTGGGAACTCGCGTTGCAGCTGAGCGAGAGCCTCTTTCAGCGGCTCGCTCATGAGTTTCCCCACGTCTCCCTGAACCAGGCTTCCCATTCCCAGGGCTCGATGAGGCCGAGGTAGGTCCTCCTGTTTGCTTCGAGATCTGCCCAGGTGAGCGCCCCGCGGTCGAAGCCCCGGGTCCGCACTCCTGTCTTCTTCGACGGGATGAGGATGCCGATGCCGTAGTCCGAGTTGATGACGCGGAGCGTGTGCCCCTCCTCCCGGAGCTGCATCACGGCCTTCCAGACATCCCCGGTCCATTCGCCCTGGATGCCAGGAACGATCTGCATCGCCTCGGTGTGCGGGTTGCAGTCGTGGAGCACGATGACTCCGCTCTCGGAGAGATTGAAGAGCGCGTCTTGCACTTCGGAGTAGACGGCCTCCGCACGATGGTCCCCGTCGATGAAGACGAGATCGAATTTGTTCACCCGGCCGTTGACCATTCCGAAGAACTCCTGCGAGGTTTTCGGCACGAAGATATCGGAGGCCGCCACGGCTGGGATCTGCGGGTATGGGTCGACCCCCCACTTCTCCTTGATCTTCATCTGGCGCATGTTCGAGCCGTCGCAGACCCCGATTTCGAGGTACCGCTCGGCGGCGATGATGTCGGAGATCTGGTTGAGCGTGTCCCAATGCATGACCATGAGTGGCTTTTCCTTTTGCTTGTTCACACCACGGAGAGTCCATCCAGGGGGCGGCTTTCCGTCGAACGGTTCTGAGAATTGAAACATCCCGGAGTTGCCATTCCACCGAGGGTTCCGGGACTCGCCGCCCCACTTCCGGAGGAAGTAGGCGTGGTTCCTCTCTCGGCCGAGCTTG